AGCCTCCTTAATTTCATCTACTGTTAATCCTAAGTCTTGGAGTTTTTGTTTAGCAGATGCTTTGTTGTTTTCTTTATTAGTAATTAGATTTGCTTCATACTCATCAGCTTGTGTTTCTAATGCGTCTAGTTGTTCTTGTGTAGGTTGAGCAGTATCTAAATTCCATTCTTTGATGTAATCGCCTTGACCGTCATTAAATATGATAACATCAGATGTAAAATCTACTTCGCTTCCTATATATAATTTTATTTTTGTACTTAAATTTCCCATGTTTTACCTAACTAAATAATTTGTATCCAAAAAACATACACCTCGAGGTATATAATGTTCTTGTAGCACCTGTCTGGTGATAAGTTTTTACATTCACTGTTTGACCTTCAGTGCAATCTATTATGATTGCTCTAAAACCAAATTTTAAATTACTTACTGCACCAAAATCAGCATATCCGTCATAACCTGAATATGGATTTCCGTCATTTAAACCAAATCTGATGTGAAGAGTATCTACCCCTGCAGTCCATTGTAAGCCACAACCAAAATAATATTTTCCACCCTCGCCTGTTGGAATTGTGTATTTACCATTTGAAGTATTAAAACCACTATTAGTATCAAATCTTGTTCTATTAAAAATAACATCAGTAAATGAGCCATTAGAAATATCTATGTTTCCATTTGTATCTGCATAAAAAGAAGGTTTATTTGTTACAGTAGTAGCACTACCACCTAAAGAAACAGCAGAGCCATTTAAAGTAATAGATGAGTTAGCAAGTTTATCATTAGCAATACTTCCAGATAACATATCGTTAGTAACAGAACCGACTGCTGGTGCTACACTTTCAACTGCTCTCCCTAAGAACACTGCATACATTGTATCTGAACTCGTAATTGCAGAGGATAGGGTTAGTGTTGTGTTCGATACTGTATAAGCGTCATTCGGATTCTGCCTTACATTGTTAATGAACAAAGCTAAATCTTGGGGATTTGTTACTGCATAATCAAGCGTAAAGGTGTCAGTAGCAGATGTAGTAAAACTCTGTTTTTGTAGAGTTTGATATTTTTCTGCTGGTGTGTTTCCTTGGTAAGACATTCTATCTCCTATGTGCTAATGCTATCTACATAACTAACAAGAACATCAACTGCACTAGCTGTATCTGCGTATGCTTTTACCACATCGCCTGTCTGAATAACAATCTTAGAACCTGAGTCGATTAACTCTAGTGAGCCACCGACAGGAACTGGTGCATCTTTAATTACATTGTAGGTTGTTCCACCTGATGCAATTACAACTGATACATTAACTGATGCTGTGTGTTTGTTTACTAATCTAATCGAGATCAATGCGTCATCAGAGTTTGAAGTGACCAATGTTGTTGGCGATCCTGATGAGTTTGAAATCGAACTAGCGTATGATCTTTCAAAATCTTGAGCCATTGTTTCTCCTTATAAAGCTATTGCCATCGCTACTGCAAAACCAGCACCAGCTTTGTTGTTAATTTGTGTTTGTATTGATGAGGTTACTCCATCGAGAAACCCATATTCTGTATCAGAAACATTTGAGTTGCCACCAATCTTCGTAGCACTAATTCTGTTTACATCTAGTGTGATATTACCAGCAGATGTCACTGGTGATCCTGATATAGAAAATTCTGAGCCTGACTGTGTTAGGCCAATGCTTGTAACTGTACCTGTATTAGATGGGGTGACTTGAGTATAGGTAATGTTTGTAGAACCTAGTGAGCCATCGCTATCAGTAGTACATAAAAATATTTTATTATCGTTTGTTGATCCTTGATTGACGACCACCATACCACCACTTAACTCTGCGATTGTATCGTGTTCAGGATCTCTTGAAGCAGAACCACTTGAGACTGCTATATATAAACCATTCTCAGTAGCTGTAGATTGATCTTTGACTAAGACTCGATCACCAGCAACAAGAGTAACACCATCGATTGTGTCACCAGCTTCTAATCCATTAGATAGATTAACATTCGCTGTTGTTGCACACTCAGCTATTGTTCTTGTTCTCAGACCAGCAACTGCATCATCAACATAAGACTTTATTGCAACATCTGAGTTATTAGAAGGTGTCGATAATCCTGTAATTGTACCACCACTAATGCTTACTGTGGCTGAGTTTTGTACTGCCATTGTGCCAAGACCTAAGTTTGATCTTGCTGTAGAGGCTGAAGTTAAATCTGATAAGTTTGAAGCCTTTGCTACTTTACCATCTAATTGAGTTTGAGCATTAGATGATAGAGAATTGATAAATTGAAACTCTGCGTTAGTAACAGATCCATCAGCAACCTTTGTAGCATCAATCCCTGTACCTATTTGTGAATTAGAAACAGTTCCTGTTAAGGCACTAGCTGGATAACTGGTTGCGTCTTGTAAGTCAAAAGCTGGAGTTGCGTCAGTACCACCAAGAGCTAGAGATACCCCACCATAACTCACTGATGAGTTAGTGAGGCTAGAGTTTGCTATGTTTGATAAAGTGTTAGATGAACCACTAATAGTTTTGTTAGTTAGTGTTTGTGTACCTGAGTTTGTGGTAACAGTAGAGTCAATAGCTAGGGTAACATTGTTACCAGATGCTGTGGAGTCAATGCCAGTACCACCTAAGATACCTAGTGTTTCACTATCTAAGTCAATAGCGATTGCTGTTGTACCATCAGATACATCAAGGTCTTGTGCTGTAAGTTGTGCATCAACATAAGCCTTAATTGATTGTTGAGAGGCCACAGCAGTTGCACTATTAGAGGACATATCATCTTCGTCTTTAAATGCAGTACCAGAGATAGATGTATTAAGAACAGGGCTAGTTAGTGTTTTGTTTGTAAGTGTTTCAGATCCAGCTAATGTGGCAAAGTCGTTATCAGATAATGCTGTATTAAATTGAGCAGTTGTTCCTGTAAGGGTGTTACTGCTTAGATCGATTGATTTATTCGATAAGGTTAATGTGCCAGAAGTAACAAATGCTTTTGTGGATTGTTGTGAAGGAGGAAGAATAGCACTGTCACTCGCCATGTTATCTTCGTCAATAACAGGATTAGCTGGATTTGTATAAACTGAACCGACATAAACAGATACAGTAGTGTCACCAGAATTAATTGTGCCACTGTCAAAGGTAAAGGTTATAGTTGTATTAGGAGAGGAATATGATGATGTTGCGATCTTACCAAAAATAGTTCCAGTGTTGCTACCAACTACTTTAACTCTACGACCTACATGGTAAGCGGAAGTTATGTTTGATGATACTGTAACGCTAGAAGCAGAGGCTCTTGTAAAGATAGTCGTGCCATCACCATCACCTAATAAAAACCATTCTTTGTCGTTCCATACGGATCGAACATCTGCTAATTGACTTCTAATAGCATTATTAATATCGCTGGGTAGACACCCTTCGCTTATATTAATTCCATTAATCGCTGTATTACTACTAGCTGTTGTGCTGTAACTTGATACTGTCATTATAATAATCCTCGTCTATTTAACATTTCTTGTCCTCTTTGTGCCACTGGCTCACCTAATAAACCTGAAGTTGCAGGTAAGGCTCTTGATAAACTAGCTGGTGCATTTAATAATGCTCTTGAACCGGCTCTACCACCGCCATATAAAGTAGATGCTAAAAATGATGGTGCTATTAATCTTGCAATTAAAGCTGGGTTTACTGCACTTGCTCCTGCAATCAATCTTGATGCTGTACCACTGTCAGGTACAAACTGGCCAAATATTTCATCGCCCTCTTGTGCTACTTTTAACATATCGTTTTGACCTCTAGCGGTCATAACTTTGTTTCTAGATTTGTCAGTTTTTTTTAGTGCATTTAAAAACTGTGCTGAAGAAAAGATACCTTGAGTCCTATTAGCCATTGTTACAGCTTCTCTAATTGGAACCATTCTAGCAAAAGCACTATTTACTTTTTGCAACTGTACGCCCTCTGATGTTTTAGAAGCAATACCTTTAAAGGCATCTCTTATGTCTTGGAATGTTCTTCCAAAAAACATATCTTCTACTTCGCCTTTTTTAAAATACTTTGTCTGTAAGCTATATAACTCACTCTCAAGGTTTTTCAAGTCTTTCCCAGATAAAAACTTTTCGCCAGTTTGTGGGTTAATCTTTTGTTTTTTAAAATATAAATTGTTTAAAGATCGTAAAACAACTAATCGTTGTGGTTCAGTTAAATCTGATTTGAGCAATATATTTATAATACTGTCATCAAGTTCTGTAATTTGATTGCCTGTTAATTGTATTTTTTGAACAACCTCGCCATAACTATCTTGTAAAAATTTATCTACAATAGAGTAGGCTTCGTTACCATCAGTAACTTGTGCTAATTGTTTTTTTAATATTTTTCTTTGGCCTTTATTTAAGATTGGCTCAAGAGCCTCTAACATAGCAAATTTATTAAAGTCAGATAATGCTCTTGTTTTGGCTTCTACAATAGATTTACCAACACCGGGGATAGAAGTTGAAGATGATTCAATTCCGTAAGCTAAGTCTCCTAAAACACCGCTACCTTTTACAGATTGCGGTCCTGTAAGCATAATATCATTTCTCAGGAATTTTTTTGCTAGTTCTGTTGTTTTAGGAAAAATCTTTTGTGCTAGTTTTGTAGTTGCTCCACCAATAGCACCGCCAACAACAGCACCTTTTGTTCTTTCTTCTGCATTTTCTCCGACACCAGCACCATAAGTTGCACTCTCAATAGCACCAATTTTACCAGCACCTTTAATACCAAGTCTTGCTAATCCAGCACCACCAGCAACCATAGAAGGTATAGAAGCTCCTATTTCAGCACCATAAGCCGTTATTGGACTTTCCTCCCTAAATTGTTCTAATTTTTGTCTAGACTTTTGTAATTCTTCTTCATAAGAGGTTTTGTTTTTTTTACTTTGATACAAAGCCTCTATTTCATCACCAAAACCAAAACTAAGACCTTGCCCAACAGCTCTTGTAATACCTTCTTTCATTCCTACCCCTTGATTGGTAGGTGATTTAAATTTAGATTGTTTTTGTGCTATACTAGCTAAAATTTCTTCTCTAGTTCTGGTCATTGTACCTCGCTAACATTTCATCAACTACTTCTAAATGTGCATTTGATAAGAGACCTAAATCTAAACCTTTTAATTGTTCAAAACTTAGTGTTCTAATATCTTCAGGCTTAAGTGTTCTGTAATCAATAAAGCCAATATTAACTCTATCCATAAGTTTTATTACAGGATCAGATAGTTGGTATTTTGCAACAGGATCTCTTGTAGCAAAGTTACCTATCTTAGTTTGATCTTCGTAAAAATTGTAATTAGTTTCATATAAATCATATTTGTTTTTAAGTATTTCAGATAATATTGCTAATGATTTTTGTTTGTTATTAAAGAAATTAGAAGGATCTCCCCCTAATGCCTCAATAAGTCTTTCGGCATCTTGTTCTGTTAATACACCCGGGCCTAAAACATTCAATCTGTTAGCACCTACTAACTCTTGAAATCTTCCTCCAGCAATTTCTTGTAATAATTCTTTATCAGTTAAATCATTACTATCTAAAATATTTTTTACATAGAAATTCATTTGGTTCATGAATTTATTCAATGGCCCACTATCCATTTGATTTACATCAAGAATAAAATCTTCTAATTTTCTTATGTTTATACTTTCTTCATTAATAGATTTTGTTACTTTTGTAAAATCACTAGCAGTTATACTACCAGCACCTAAGTTACCAGTTGTGGTTATTCTATAAGCACCATTAAACAAATCATTTGTGACAGGAACTTTTTTATTATTTATAACAGCTTCAAAGTTGCCTTTATCGTCCATAACAACTGGATAGGCTTTACCAGCTTGAGGCCCATCAGTAACTTGCATCATGTAAGCAAAATTTCTATTTTCAGAACCTTGTGCCTTTTTATCCCTTTCAGCTTGTAGTTCTCTTGCCTTTTCATAGGCTTTACCTAAGTTTGAGCCAAAAGATTGAGGTTTACCAACAGTTGGCCCTGATTGAGCTAATAGACTAGCAAAGAAATCTTGACCAAACTCACTTGTTGCAAAGTTAGTTAGTTTGTCCATAAATGTTTTTGTTGGAGTAACTTCAGTATTGTTGGGTGTAGCAACTGCTTCAACACTTGGATCGGCAACAACAGGTGCGTTGTCTACTTCTTGAACTTTAGTTTCTGTTTTTGTTTGTTGATTTGTAGTTGTAGTTGATTGAGTATCAGTTTCGTTTTGACTTAATAAACTATCAGATGATACAGGTTTGTTATAAGTGTAACCACCTTCTTTAGCTGGTTGCGATGTAAAATTACTTAACAAGCCATCGTTACTTTGTGTTTTTACCTCACTATTGCTCAGTAATCCTTCATTTTTTGCTTTTTCATCAGCAACAGTTTGATCAATAGTTATAGGGCCTAAAGGGCTGTCAAATGTTGTTTGTTTTTTTTTGTTTTCTTCTTGTGCTTTATCAATATCTGCTGTTAATTGTTCAATCTGTGTTTGTGGAATTGTAGTAGTTTGATCTTTTACAAAGTCAATGTCCTGTCTTCCCATAAAAGGAAAAAAATTTTTTGTGTCAGATCCAAATGCTTCAGCTACATTTTCTATTACTGGATTTACAGTTTGAGCAAAAGTATTGTAAGAAGGTCTAGCTATTTTATTAGTAAGAAAATTTAAAATATCACCAGTGGTATCAACAACAGGTGAATTTAGAAAACCAACCGACATATCCCTAGAAGCAATGCTTGGTGGAACAATACCCGATCTTGTAGTTACCTTATAATTACTAGGATCTAAATTACCTCGATATCCCATACCAATATTATTATTTACATTTACTGGCATTGAACTTGTATTGACAACTCTTTGTTTATATAAATCAGCTAATGACGCCATTATAAAAAGCCTCCTAGTAATCCTCCACCAATTGCTCCATACAATGGATTTATACCTAACTGACTAGCAATATTAATACCAGTACCTGCACCAGCTAATAATCCACCAGCTCTATCTCTAAAGACAGGTGTTGTTTCTACTGTAGTTGAAGGAACATTTGCACCTAAAGCACCTAAGTATTCATTTAACTTGATAAATGGTTTTTGTTGTTCAAAATCAAATCTTGCTATCGCATCTTGTAGTTTTGCTTGTTCTAATGACTCTTTTTCAGCTCCTACAGTTGCTAATCTTTCTATATCTTGGTAATCAGCTTGTGCAAGTGTTGGTGCAGTAGACATAGCGTTGACCATGTTTTCTCTTTCTCTATTATACTGATCTCCATAAACTTGATTTGCTAACTCGCCTAAGTTTCTTGTAAGTATTTCTTGGTTAGCACCTGATCCTAGACGACCTGCTTTACTAAACTGAGATTGTACTTGTGATGTCACATCACCAGCCATTTGATTAAATAAAGCCTGTGAATAAGGATTAGTAGTAGGTGATAGATAATCACCAGATAATATTCTGTTAGCTTCTGTTTGACTTAGATTTAGTAACGGACTCCCAGCAGTTGCTCTAGCTCTTGTAAGGTCTAATGCAGTTTCTGTCTCTGGTGAAAAACCAGTATAAGTAGCATTAGGAAAGAAGTTAGGCATATCAGCCTCAAATAAATCTTGGCTATAATCAATAGCTTGAGTTAAATATGGCCTGATAAAATCTGATGGTTCTTCTGCTGTTGTAGTTGTGACGTTGCTTGGGTTTGATCCTTTTGACATTTTATATTTCCTTATTTAGTAAGTATGCTTTAACTCTAAATCCTTTCAATTTTTTCACCCAGCCTTTGCGACCTGCAACTTCTAGGTGTGTGCAATTTTCTTGTTTTGCAAATTTTTCTATAATTTTTTGTATTCTTTCTAACCAGTTATCTAAATTTGTTCCCCCAGCTAAAAAATATCGTAATACTTTTGATTGTGGGTATTGTGCTATTTCTGTGACGACAGCACTTTCAACTCTTTCATCATTCCAACTTATAAATAGTTGCATACGATCATCGAGCAATCCTTTGTAAATGTCACCAATGGTATAGGTTTCGTCTAATGCTTTTTCTAATAAAGGTTTGACTTGACTCCATATAAACCCAACATCTTCACTAGGAACTCTAGTAACGACATTAGCCAATGACACAGTATGATAAGTTTTGATCTGTGTTTGATGAACTTGCATGAGTTAATGTTGCACTTCCGTTTGCTCTAGCTGAAACATGAAGTCCATTAAGAGCGGTTCTTCCATTAGCAGTTGTAGGCATAAACAAAATTACTGAGTTTCCACCTATTCTAGCGTCTGTAAGGGTTGTTGATGTAGCACTAGCTGTTAAAGTTATTGTGCCTGTGCTGTTAAGTTTACCATTGATTGTATTGTTCAATGATGTCGAAACTAATCGTAAGTGTTGTCCTGTATCTGGTATCGATAAAGGTACTTGAGGAAACTGATTATCTGCCACCTTCAGGTCTCGCTTCTATATCTACACCTGACATGGTGTTAAAGTTTCCTGTCACATTTACCCTAATGCGATGATATCGAGATGTACTCCGTAGAGGACAAGTGCCGGTATCATTAGTGCTAACAGCAGTGCCATTTGTTGTGGTGTCAAGTTGTGATTGCCTCGTAATTGGTGTTACAGTAACTGATGTGTTTGTTGTTCCATCGACAATAGGCCGACAATTAATTAATGTTGATCTTTTACCATCAGCACCTTCAAACTCTGTTGTATCAACTGTGGCTGATAGACTGTTTGCAATAAACTTGCCAAATTTATTGTCAGAGTTAAAACCAGCTAAACCGACAATACCTTCTCTATAAAAGTAAGAGTCTAATGATCGTGGTAGGTTGTCTAAGTCACCTAATACATCTAAACTCTCTAAGGTAGTAAATGCTTCTTGCGATGCACTAGCAATAAACTCTAAGTCCTGTCCGCTACCTGTACTCCATTTATCAACTGCATAGTTGTAAATTAATAATTTGTTATTAGTTGTTCCTGTAGCTCCTGATCCTCTGTAGGACCATACAACAATACTATTATTAGGATCGACAGCAGATGTTATTCCGTCAAGATTTGATGATAAATCATCAAAGAAGAAATTGTCTACTTTACCATTTCCTATAGGTGTTAGTTGTTGTCCACCTGTTAATTTGTAGAAACCATCTTGTGCTAAAAAGAAAACCATGTTTCCGTAAGAAGCAACAGACTTAGGTGCAAATGCTCCAATGTTGTCAGCTATCTTGTTAAACTGAAAGATTAAAGGAGTACCTACATATTCCATTCTGTAGATAGCTTTCTCCATAAAAATTACACCAGCACTTTCACCACCGACAATGGCTTGAATATTACCATGTGATCCTACAATATCTTGAAAACCAGATTGTGTAGCTTGGCTTGGTGTCCATGTAGAACTATTATTAATACCTGACCACTTTACTCGTTGGTTATAAGTTGTAGAACTTTCTGTTGTATATCCAGCTACAACAAAGTCTCTAATGACTGCGATGTATTTTGCTTTTAATGATACTAGATCACTAAAAGCACTATCTACACCTTCTTCAAATTTTTGTATGTTGTCGGCAAAGTTTGTTGCAATAATGTTTGAACCAAACTGTGTAAATGCCCAAAAGTCTCTAGCATTTTCCGTCGTAGAATTGTTATAACCACCTGATTTACTTTTATCTTGAAAGACTAGAGAGGAGTCCATCTGATAAAGTTTGGTAGCATCTCCAGCATAGTTGGTTGAACCACTAGCACTAAAACTTGTAAATAAACCGACCGCACTTCCTGTCAGTCCTGTACCGCTTAAAGCTTGAAAACCTGCCAAACTTTTATAACCTTTAGCAAGAGGAAGGACATTATCAACTACTAAAGCACCTGAGTTCTGATAAGTCGGAAGGTCGGCTTGTAAATCACCAAACTCAATCATCTAGGCCACCTGTGGAGTAGACATCTGTAAAGGTGAAGATGTGGTTGAACCTCGCGATGATGTTTCGTTTGCGTTTTTAATAGCTTCTTTGTAAAGAGTTGCCCATGTGTTTATTCTATCATCTTGCATAATAAACGGAGCTGACTCTGCTAATGAACCATATAAATATAGTTCTGGGTAATTTGTTAAAATATCGTTTGTAGCATTACTGTCTGATAATGCTGTTAAAGTTTTATAATAATTAATCTGTAAGGTAGTAGCGGTGTCAGGTGCTACTCCTAATAAAATATTAGATCCTAATATAGTAAAGTAAGTTGGCTTACCTCTACTTTGACTGGCGTTGTATTTATTGTAAAAATCTGAATTACTTATAAAACGAAGGGTGCAGTAAGGATCACTTTGAAAAATAACAGTGGTTGCTTCTATATAACCTGTTGGTAAGGCGTAACTCTGTGTACCAGCAACAGTTGTGATTGAGGTGTCAGTATTTACCATTTCTCTTACACGCAACTCTCTATTTAATCTTGCTTCAGTAAGGGTAATGAAGTCACCTAAATAAGCAGTTAGATCATCTCTGTTTAAATAGTTTGCTATTGTACTTTTAAGATTAGTATATGTGTCTAATGCCATTATAAGTTACCTGTATATATTCTAAAATGTTTGTTATCGGAGTCGTTTAACCAACGAAAAAATCTAGTCTTGTCTAAGACTTTTCCATTATAATTTAAGATGCCTTGTTTCGCTAATTGATGAACTACAATGTTAGGTAATCTAGCAACACGATATCCTTTTTCATGCTGAAACGCTTTTGCTTTATATGCACCTTCGTTTTGTGCTTTTTTATTAGCATCTAGGATTTCTTTTATTGTTGCTGGATCTTGATAGTTTTCAATATGATATTTATTCTCAGCTTCATCAACAATAAGATTAGTCTTAACTGATGATTGATCCTCTGAATCATTAAGTGAGAATTTTTTACTCATTACTTTATTGCTTTAGCTATCATTGCATCAACAGTATCTTTCATGGATAAACCTTGATTACCTGAGATGCTTAACATGGGATCATATTTACGATCACCCATTGATGTTTGCTTAGATTGTTTTTTGCCATTACCTTTAGAAATCATTTGGTCTGATTTCTTTGCGTTAGCTACAACCTTAAACAACTTTGATGTATGTTTTTTGTTTGTGAATATTGCCATTTTTTCCTCTCTATATGTAAAGGGGGTGCATTAAACACCCCCAGTCCTTTAGCTACAATTATGCAGTTAAGTTAAATATTCCGTAGTTTGCGTTTGGTGCTTTTGCACATAAAGCATACTCAGCTAAGAGTAACTTCTTGTCAGAGTCACCAGTCTTTGCAAGATCAGAAGTTTGGAATGGTCTTAGGAAGTCCACTGACCACATATCCATTTGTAGGATATCTACTCTGTTTGCATTTTGATGTCTGTTTGGTACGAAAGCTACCTCACCGAAATCTGATACATAAATGTCAGTAGTACCGATTGATACTCTGTCACTCGCATCTTTGTATTTCGTTGCAACCCCAGCAAAAGCTGAAGCTAGTTGCTTGTGTGATGGTGACATCATTACTGTCTCAGGCTCTCCACCTAATTCAAAGGCTTTTAAAAGACCAGCTTTTAATAATGCCTCTGTAAAGGTTCTGTTAGAACCACCAGCGATTGCTGTTGCACCTGTACCAGCAGGAGTTGCTGATGGTGAACCATTGGTTGAGAAGTTACCAGCAGATGATGATGTTCCGGGTTTGTTACCACCATACCATGTTCCAACAGATGCTGTTTCTCTTGCAGTTGATGCGTTACCAGCGACTTTTGCATTTTCGACTCCTACTAATGCTCTTTCCATGTCTCGCTTAAGTTCTTTACCCATCTTAGCTAACTGGTAAGCCATCTGTGTGGACATTCCAGCGTTATCTACTGCATCGTCAGTACCAGAAATAGTAACTGCTTTTGCAGAGATTTGGGTGTAGTTGTTAAGTCTTACAGTTGCAGTTCTTGCATCGCCTGTGTAGTCGTCACCTTCTATTTGTGCGTTTGCACCAGCGTCAGCTAGTGAGTCTGTCTGCCATTCGTATAGTGTGTTTGTTGCTGTACCTTTTGATGCGTTACTCATAAAAGGAGTTTCAGTCGGTGAAATATTGTAAATTACATCAGCTAAATCTTCTCTTATAGAATTTGCACCATCATAGGTATCAAAAGTATTGGTTGGTTGTGCCATTACTTATTCCTTTCTATGTTGTTGTTATTTAGAGAACATCTCTTGTAAAACAGAAACAGCATCATTTACTTTTCCTGTCTTTCTAAGAGTTGCTTTTTTAGATTTCATACGCTTTGCAATCTCATCATCATCTTGAACTTTTGCACTAGAAGAACTTACGACCTTAGAAACTTTAGTAACTTTTTTGTTTTTTAAATTAGCTTTTTTTAATTTATCATAACGATAAGCATTAGCTAACATGATTACTGCTCTATGGTCTACAAGCTGTGCTATATCTTGATCGGTATACCCAATCTCTTTAGCATAATTTGTTAAGTTTTTAACAAACTCTGGACCTTTGTTTTTGTCTGCATAAATTGGAAGTTTTTGAGTAAGTAGTTGACGCTGTCCAGCAAGGTAAGTTTGATATTTTTTATCATTCTCGGCTTGTTTTTCAGCTTGTAATCTCTGCTGTTCTTGGATAGACGCTTGTAATAATTCTTTGCGTTTATCTTGGTCAGCCTTAACTCTAACATACTCAGCAGGATCTTCTCTATACAGTTGGTCCATATCAACTTGTGGTTCTGCCTTTAATTGTTCAGATAATAAACGAAGATTTTGTGCGTATTCATCTCGTTTGATTTTAGCCTCCTCGCTTCTTCTAAGGGCTTCTGCGTTTCTTTCCTCAAGAGTTTTTCTTTCTTGAGAGAGCTTCTCAGTTTTGCGAGTATAATCACTTTGTCGTGAGTAACCTTTCATAAGTTCATCAAGGGTGACTTCTTGTTCTTGTCCATCGACAACAACTTTATAAAGTTCCTGACTACTCTCAGATGGTTGCTCATCTTCAATTTGATCGATAAGTTCATCATCTTCAAAAGCATCTTCGATATTCGTTTCCGAGTCGCTTACCTCTTTTGTTGATTCTTCACTAGCAGTCTCTTGAGCCTGTGAGGCGTTTAGCAGGGTATTCAAGTGTTCTGCTGTCTCGTTTACATTTCGAGACGTAGGCTTTGGTGCAACAGATTCACTGGGAGTTTCTGTTGCAGAATCCATTACTGGTTGTTCTGCCATTTATTTCTCCTATTTTTTTATGATTTTACCAGTTTCCATAACGGACTGGATTTGCATCACAACGAGTTCCAACATTCTTCTCATGACAAAAATGTTTTCTCTCTGTTCTGAATTTTTTACATCACTGTTTAGCCATTCATTAGCTAGGTCGGATCGAATTTTGTTTACTGCATCTATAAATACAGGGTTTTCTAATATTTGTTTTGCTTCAAGGCTTCTTTTTTGTTCGTTATCAGCCATTATAATCCGTATCTAAAACCAGACTTTGCACCAGTTTGTGCTGTGTTTTGATATTTTCTTTGTTCTTGCCTTCTATTAAAGTTTTGCATTGATCTACCGCCAGATGTATCTCCAGAATTACTTGAATAAGATTTTATTGTTGATGCACCATATTTTGATTGGAATGGTTGAGATGTTACTCCTTTTAAATTTTTATATACATTACCCATGTCATCAGCTTTGTCGCCTCTACTTTGTTTTATATATACTGGCTCATCTTGTTTAGTTTCTGGATTATATCTATAGTCATAAGGTGTATCTGCTTGAGCATCTAAATCTAATCCTTGTTTTCTAGCAAGGTCTTGTTCAAATGCTTGGTTTGCTTTAGCAAGGGCTAAATTACCACCTTTAGCAAAAGTAAGAGTTCCATCATCAGCTTTATTGAGTACACCAGCATTTACAAGAGTATTTACATCTCTAAATGTTGAATATTGGCCAAGAGGAGTAAATCTTCTAATTAAACCACCTAATCCTGTTCCATAAGGATTTATTTCCCCTGATCCATAGTATGATTTTGCTGTTTCTGCTGTTAAGCCCTCCGCACCTAAACCTAAATTAGCAAAGGCATTTTGTTCAGGACTAAAAACTGTTCCAACACCTTGATATACTGGTTCAGGTGTATTGTTGTCTCCATCACCTGTAGACTCTGGTTCAACTAACTTACAAGACTGTGTAATAGGATCAAAATAATAACCATTTTCATTATCACAAACTGGATTACCTTCCTCATCGCTAGTAGGAGGAGTAAACGGAGGTTTTGGATTAACGTCAGTTTCATTAGCGTAGAATCCTGCCGGGGAATACGGGTTTCTAAATACACCAAACTCATTTATATCTTGAGGTTGCATAGGTGTTGATGCGGTTACACCAGATAGTCTTGAGTCAATAATATCTTGTGCTAAACTGCTAGATCCAAA